ACTATTTTAGAAGAATTAGGTACTAATTTACAAACTAAAGTAGAAGCTGAGCCAGAAGTAGAAATTCAGAAAATAGTTAGTGAATTAATGGAAGGAAACGAAAAATTAACTTATTCTTTGGCTTTAGGTAAAGCTTATAGTTTAAGACCGGATTTATATAATAAGATGAACGAAGGGGATGAGAAATAATGGCAAACTTAGAACAAAATCTATCTTTAATCACTATGATATCAGCAGATGATATGTCAGCAGCTCAATACAGATTTGTAAGTATTGATGCAGACGGAAAAGTAGCTTTAACAGGTGCAGGACTTAAAGCAGATGGAGTAAACCAAGAAGCACCAGTAGTGGATGAAGCAACAGTAGTAGCGATTTCTGGAATTTCTTTTTTAGAGGTTGGAGCAGGCGGAGTAACAGCAGGGGATGATGTAGCTTCTGATGCAACAGGTAAAGTAGTTGCAGGAGTTACTGATGATAGTATTAATGGTGTAGCGGTAGCAACAGCAGCAGCAGGTGAATTAGTAGCAGTATTATTAGGATTTGGTGGAGTAGTACCAGCATAAAAATGAATTAAAGTAGATTAATTATATTAATTAATTAATTAAAAGGAGGGAAACAAATGGGACAACCATTAAGACAAGATGTTCATATTGATAAACCAATGAGTCAAATTTTAGTAGCATATTTACAAGAAGACATGGATTACGTTGCAGATAAAGTTTTTCCAGTAATCACAGTTTCTAAAAAGTCAGATGCTTATTTTATATTTGACAAAGGTGATTTCTTTAGAGATGAAGCAGCACAAAGACGACCGGGTTCAGAATCAGCAGGTTCCGGATACGAAGTTGACACTGATACTTATACTTGTAAGCGTTATGGTTTTCATAAAGATATTAACGGTTCAATTATAGACGAATCAGATGACCCACTAAAGCCGAGAGAAGATGCAACACGTTTTGTTGGAGAGAAATTAAAAATCAAACGGGAAGTAGTATTTTTAAATAACTTTTTTGGTGTGAATATTTGGGCAAATGATAGAGTTGGTATCACACCAGCTAGTGCCACAGCAGGAACTTCAGTAGGTTTCTGGAATGATGAATCCTCAACACCTATTAAAGATATCAAAGAAGGTATCCTTACTATGAAAGAAAACACAGGTAAAAAGCCTAATGTATTAGTATTAGGAGCTAGAGTATTTAATGCTTTAACTGAACATGCTGATATTTTAGCAAGAATACAATATACTCAAAAAGCAGTTATCACTGAGGATATTCTTGCAGGATTATTTGGGATTGAGAAACTTGTAGTTGCAAATTCAATTAAAAACAGTGGAAATAAGGGTGGAGCGGACAGCTTTGGTTTCATGGCTGGTAAAAGTGCTTTATTGGCTTATGCAGAGCCTAATCCGGGTCTATACGCAGTTTCAGCAGGTTATATTTTTGCTAACAAAAATTTCAAAGGTGCTTCAGCGTTAGGTTCAAGAATCTATACTATTGAAACTCCACTTTTAGGTCTAGGAAGTTATAGACTTGAGGGCGAAATGGAATTTGATATGAAAGTAGTAGCTACTGATTTAGGTTACTTCTTTAGTGAAGTTATAGAATAATAGTACTAAACTCATAATTAGGGGATTAAATATCCCCTTCTTATAAATAAAAAACTTTAAGGAGGTCCTTAATGAGTTTTACCTATATTAGTCCATCAAACAGTGATATGGATGCAGTTAGATTTACAATAGGAGATATTGATTCTGATGATGTTTTATTTCAGGATGAAGAAATAGATTATATGCTAACAAAAGAAGATAACTCTTTAACTGGAGCTTCGGCATTAGCTTGTGAAGTTTTAGCAACAAGATTTGCTAGAAAGGTAAATAGAACACTAGATAGTACTATCACTGAATCACTAAGTCAACTTTCTAAAGCATATAGAATACAAGCAAAGGAATTGAGGGAAAAACAAAAAAATAATGAAACCTTATTTGAGGGTGTATTTATATCACCAATAGCAGTAGCTAGAACAAGAAGATTCACTACTGGACAATTTAAAAATCCGGGAAGTGATTAATAATGAATAGCTTTAATGATTTAATGAATGATGAAGTTTATATAAAAGAACAAACATTAGAAACTAAAGGTTTTGGTGATAAAGTAGATGGTGATAGTTTAAGATATGATGCTCGTGTAGTAGAAGTTTATATTACAGTTGAAAATAGTAATGGCGTATTAGTATATCCAGATTATAAAGTATTATTAACAAAAGATGTACCAACTGTCATTGACAATTCAGCTATAATTGTTTATGAATCTAACGATTACACAATTAAGAGGAAGAATGCTTTAAAAGACCAACATGGAGTTATAGTTGGTTGGGTGATTTTTATATGAGATATGAGATTGAACTAAATCAAGCTAAAGCTACCAGTTTTACAAAAAAGATTTTCAGAAAGATAGCTAAAGACTTCAAATCTCAAGCAGAGAAAACATTAATAAGAGAAGTAGCAATAGCTTTTTCCGAGAGTCAAAGTGAAGTTCCTGTGTTAACTGGGACATTAAAACGTTCCGGATACCATACAGTAGATTTGGGGGTAGGTAAAGCAACAATCGGTTATGTCGACCAAGGTCATGATTTATATAATAGTAAATCTAATGCAATGACTTCACAGTATTTTAGAAAAATACATGAAGATTTAACTCTTAATCACCCTAATGGTAAAGCTAAATTTTTAGAAGACCCTTGTGAGAGATTAAATCAAAGATTAAATGATGAATTTAAGATGATTGTAAAGGGTATGTAATATAATGGAAGGGGGTTTTCAATGGCTGATTTTTTAACTGATTTAGGTAATTTTCTGATTGATGGTGGTTTCAAAACTGCTATAAACACAGATGTATTCTTAGATACAGTACCAGATAATCCTTCTGAGCTTATCGCATTACTAGAATATGATAGCTCAAGATATAGAAGGATAGAAAAGACTATGGATAGGAAAGTACAGATAAACGTTCTTGGTAAGAATATTTATAATACCAAAATGGAGATACATGCTATTTACAATTTATTAACTAACCATATTGTTGATGAAGGTATTTATGTTCTAAACTCTGGAAGAATATTTATATTCAACCCTTTGGGAACACCATTTAAACTTAAAATGGACGAGAACCAGAGAGTAGTTTATGTTCTGAATGTTCTCATTACAACTAATAAAGATAATTAGGAGGTGAAAATTTATGAAAATAGGAGTAAGTAGTCTATATTATGCAAAAATGTTAGACGAGGTAGCTGAAACTTATGAAACACCAATAGCTTTAGCAGGTTTAAGTTCTATTGGTTCTTCAGCATCTAATACTAATTTAAAGTTTTATGCAGATAATACTTTATTCATAAGTAATATGTATGTGGGTGAATTAGAAATTAGTATTGAAATAGCAGAATTATCAGCTGAAGAAATTGCTGATTTGTTAGGTATGACAGCAGATACAGAAGATGTTGTAACATCTAAATTAAGTGATGTTGCACCTTATGTTGCTTTAGGTTATAAGGAATTAGACCATAATGGTGCGGAAACCTTTGTTTGGTTACTCAAAGGAAAATTCCAAGTAATGGATGAAACTATTACTACTAAAGGAAAAACACCAGAAGCACAACCACTATCAATGGTTGGTAATTTTATAGGAAAAGATAATGGTGTATTTAGAATTAAATCAGATTCAAGTATTCCGGGATACAAGGATGTATCATCAACATGGTTTACTCAGGCAACAATAGAGTCCGTATAATAAGGAGGTGAAGAAATGTTAATAGGTATTAAAAATTTATATGTAGCAGTAATGGATGATGAAGAAAATGAAACTTATGAAGCACCATTTAAGATAGATAATATTAGTGAAATAGGAATTTCACCTAATACGGGTGTAGTTGATGCTGATGGTGATAATAAGGTAGTTATTTCAATATCTTATATTTCAGAAGTTGAAGTTAAGTTATCAATTACAGAAATACCTTTATTTATTCAAGCAAAATTACTAGGGCAAAAAATGAATGATGGTATGGTTATAGAAACAACTGACGACCAGCCACCATATGTAGCTCTTGGGTATGAAGCTACAAAAGAGAATGGTAGTTCAGTTTTTGTATGGTATTTTAAAGGTAAGTTTATGCTCCCTGATGAAAATGCAGCAACTAAAGGAGAAACCCCTGAATTACAAGGTGATGAGATTACAGGTACATTCTCCGGAACAAAGAGTGATTTATCTTACAAAAAGTTTGCTGATTCAGATTCGCCTAGTTATGTAGACGTATCAGGTACATGGTTTGATTCAGTTTTGACTGGTACAGGCGAAAGCACTACTCCATTTGTATTAATGTCTGAACCATTTGATGGTGAAACAGGTGTTCCTATTACTCAAACCATTACACTTATATTTAATGAGGAAATGGATGAAGCAACAATAACAAATACGGATATTACTTTAGCAGCAGGAACAGCAGTTAACTGTACAGTTGAATTAGGTAGTGATAATAAAACAGTAACAATCACTCCTAATTCTAATTTAGCATCAGCAACAGAACACACACTCAGCTTGGCAGTAGCAGTTACAGATGTTGCTGGAAATGCTATTGTAGAAACAGATATAGTATTTACAACTGCTTAAAAATATAGAGAGTATTAGAGGGTTAAACCCCTCTGATACATATTTTTTAACTTAATTAATTAATTTGTAGTTAGAAGAATGGGAGGAATAATAATGGGTAAAAAAGATGCAGTATTAATGCCAAGAAGTGTAGATATTGGTGGAAGTAAGCATAAGATTATATACACAATGAGAGCAATGTATTATTTAGAAACAGAATATGGTGGTATTGATGAGGCTTTAGAAAGCTTAAATAAAGATAAAGATATTATGAACTCTTTTAAATTTCTTTATGCAGGTTTGTTAGTTCATCACAAAGATGTTGAATTAGATGACTTAATAGATATGTTAGAGATTGGAAAAATAGGTAAAATATTTAAAACAATGAATGAAGCGATAAATGATGCTTTTGAATCAGTAGATGAAGAAGAATTAAAACAAATGGAAAAAGAATTACAGGAGCAAGAAGAAGCAAAAAAAGATAAAAAAGAAAAAAAAGAAAAAAAGTAAATAGCACAGACAATAATAATGAGTCCAGTCCTAGGATAATGAGTAATGAGTCAGGCTGGGACTGGACTTATTTATTATATATAAGTGTCACTGTGTTAGGCTTCTCAGAGCATGAGTTTTGGTATAATATGACACCTCGTAAATTTGGAGCTTTAGCGAGAATGCATATAGAATTTACGAATCCAGAAAAAAGAAAAGATTCTAAAGTTAAAATTAAAAAAGAAGTAACAACAATAGATAAAATTCCGGGATTTTAGATAAAATTATTTTAAAATAGAGAGGGGGACGACAATGTCAGACAATAACAGTTATGATTATAATCTAAGGGTTAATACCACATCTTACCAAAAGGATTTGCAAAAGGCTGTTGTTGTGACACAAAAAAGTGTTGCAAGAATGAATCAAGCCTATACTAAAGCACAGAGTCCTCTAGCTCAATTAGAAGCAAGAAGAACACAAACTACAAATAGTGCTATATCTGGTTATACTAGACTTGGTAGAGCTATGTCACAGATGTCAGCTCAGACAAGAGGATTAAAATTTGGTGCAGATTATCTTTCAAATTCAGTAGTTAGAAGTTCACAAGCAATAATGAATTTAGGTGGGGTTTCAAGTCAAGCTACATCAAGATTAAGTACAATGAATAGTATTTTACAAGGTACTCGGGGTAATTTAACTGGAGTTACTTCTTCAATGGCATCAACAGCAGCAGCAGCTAAAAGATTAAATATTGCTAACAAAGCAGTAGGAAATTCATTAAAAAAACAAAATCCACTATTAAGTGGGATTGCTAAGAAATGGCGTAAAGTACAGAATAAACAAATAGCAGCTAGGGATGCAGCTAAAAGTTATGAAAAAACTATGCACATCTTTATGAAATCGGTTTCAAGAATCGTAACAGGTATATTAATTTCTCAAGCTTTTTACAGAATGACAAGTGCTATCCAAACTACAATAACAGCTGGATGGGAATTTATTGGTGTAATGCAAAAAGCAGAAATTAGTTTCACAACTTTAATGGGTAATGGAGTAGAAGCATCACGAGAGTTTATGGAAGTTTTGGAATTAATGGCTTCTAAGACACCTTTTCAACTTGACCCACTAAGAAAGTTTAGTCAAAAGTTAATTGCAATGGGTGTAGATGCACAAAGCATGGTTCCTATTTTAGATGGGGTTTCAAATGCGGTTGCAGCAATAGGTGGTGACAATGAAAATATTATTCAAATTGGTAATATATTTGGTAGGATAGTAGGTAAAGGTGAAGTTTCCGGAAGAGATTTAAACTCTCTTGCTAGGTCTGGAATCCCTATCTATCAAATATTTAGAGAAGAACTTGAATTAACTAATGATGAACTACAAAATGTAGCTGCACAGAATATATCAGCAACAACAGCTATTAACGCTATGATGCGTGGTTTCAAAAAATTTGATGGATTAGCAGATAAATTAGCTAAGAAAACTGTTCCGGGTTTAACTTCTACAATAAAAGATAATGTTTTGTTTACAACTAAAAATGTATTACAAAAGAAACACGAGAGATACCAAGCATTCTTAGTAAATTTATTAGCAAGAATGCAAGAATTAAGAGTTGTTTCAGAACAATTTGGTGCAAAAGGCGTTCTATTAAACTTATTTGGTGAAAAAACAAGTGTAAAAATATTAGCATTTGCAGGAACCCTAGTAACCGTTGGTAAACTTATTGGAAATGTTGCACAAATTGTGGGTGGTATTTTATCACCAGTTATGGGTGGATTTATAGCGGTAATGAGTTTGACTGCTAGTATATTGAATTTTGTAACAGAAAAAATTAATCAGGTAACAAAAGCACTGTTTAAGTTCACAATTATTCGTGATGTAGCAACTTCATTCCTTGTACTTGCTGGTGCATTAATAGCAATAAATGTGTTATTTTCAACTGCATCTAAAATAATGCTAGCATATGCAGCAGTTATGAAAGTATTAATACCAATAATAAATGGAGTAACAGGGGCAATTCTTCTGTTAGAATCAATAACTTTGCCATGGTTAGTTGTTATTACAGTAGCAGTACTGGCTGTATTAAAGCTCACAGGAGCATTAGGCTGGTTAAGTAATAAAGTAAGAGAAACAACAATGAGTATGGCAGGACTCGATAAAGTATCTGGAACAGTATCAAACTCAACAGCACAGATGAATGGATTACTTAGTAAATATTCAGATGAATTAAAAATAGGTACTGCATTCACAGAAGAAATGGATGATGCAATGGGTGATTTAGCTGGCTCAACAGCTAAAGCAGCTGGTGGACTAGCTTCATTTGATGAGGCATATACTTTAAATGAGGGTGGTGGATTGTCAGGTATATTAGATGGTACAGCAAGTATACTGGATGGTTTGACAAATGACATAAGTATGGTTCCTGTATTTGACATAGCAGCAATTGAAACCTTTAAAAATGATTTAGAAAATTCAATAGATACTATTGTTTTAGACCAACCTTTCGAGTTCCACTGGGGTGATGTTGAGTTTTTTGGAACACCTTTCTCAGAAATTGGTGAATTGATTTCCGAAAAATTTGGAAGAATTTCAAGAGATTTTAAGGAGGCTTGGGAGCTTCTTGACTTAGGTAGTCGTGAATTTTTCGGAGTAAAATTCTCAACAATAGGTGGGTGGATTAAGACCGCTTGGGAATTTGCTAATTTTGGTAATATGAGTATTTTTGGAGTTAAATTTAGTACTATGTGGGGAAAAATAGAAACCGCTTGGAACTACTTCACTTCTCCCGACTTCTCATTTTCTAAAATGTGGGAAGATATAAAGATAGCTTGGGATAATGGCGTAGAATATTACAAAAATTTTACATTAAATGATTTTTGGGGAAACGTTTCAGAAAAATGGAATAACTTTGTATGGGGAAATAATGATTTCTCTTTCTCATTACTATGGGAAACAATAAAAACTTCATGGAGAACAATAGACTGGGGACAAGGTGATGGTTTTAAATTATCATTTGGGATACTCTGGACAGCAATAAAGAAAGCTTGGAACGACTCAGCAGACCCAGAAGGTATAGATTCTGGAATAGCTTTTAGTGGTTTGTGGAAGTATATAAAGATTGCATGGGGTATAGCCACTGGTAGCAATAGGTCGCCAATACAATTTGATATATTTAGTGCTTTTAATACTTTGTGGAAGTATATAAAGACTGCATTTAATAAAGCAGTTGAGGCTATTAAGTCAGAATTACACCCTACTATATTAAAGGCTTTTAATACTT